TGCGGTTTTTCTTGCTGTTTGGTCTTGGGACATCAATTTTGATAATGTGCTCTCCAGTGTCTAAATTCTGATGTTCAGCTAGCTTTGATGTCTCCAGTGTCTTTACATCGAATGGTGTTTTCTTGGTTGTTGTAGGCTCATTTGCTTCCGGAATGGTCGTCACGGTGTCTTTAGTTTCCGCTCCGCATTTCCTGCATATTGCCCACTTCATTTCACTGTAATCAATATTGCAGATCTCGCAAGTTTGTAAGTTGTTACATGTTTTACTGGTTATAACGTTATAATTCTGTGTGTCATGCAAATTGATGTATGACACCTCATTGTTGAAGTCATATGTTTGGAACTTCGCCAAATCCACTAGTTTCGCCTCACCATCACTGACCTCATTGGTGATTGGATTCACTACGTAATAACGATAATTTTTCGTTAAGTCCATTATTCTTACTCCATAAGTGGCAATCGAAATTAGCGAGTAATCAATATACCTCTCTTGTGATTGTATTTTGAAATTGTCAAACTCAATGTTATTGTATTCGTCGATACCGTTGTTGCCATTTCGTCGTGTGTGCAAAAATTCAATAATTCTACTTATTTCACGTAATTTGTCTCCAATTCTGGTTTCATATTTCCATTTATCATATTTAAATTTTATCGTCGGGAATATTCTGGTGATTTTGTTAACTAGTTTATCATTTATCGCGTTAATTTTCTCGTCATTCATGAGATTCCAATCTTTGACCATAATATTCCTATATTCAGAATTAATCGTCAACGCGTTTCCTGAAAAAGGTGTCAACAAAATGTTACTTCCATATTCACTGTGATCACGGTTAGTTGTTATTATACAATCACGGCTGTTGCATAGTATATGTGACAGTTTATGTGGTCTGCTCACGTTGATTTTTATATTACAATTCTCAAACTCGCTGTTGATGTATTTGTAATAGTTATCATCGTTTATTTCAATTATTTTTCCGACGATCTTACTATTATTATTGACTCGCGGGTCATAGTAGTAGTCGGCATCGCTTGAGTCATTGATATAA